AAGATGACTTATCTGGACGATTAAGTTACTTAAAAGATTTTTTATCTCCTATATCAGATAAACTTACAGAAGGTGAAGGCACTACAAAAAGTAAAGTTACATTTCATCCTTCAATGATTGCAGCTAAAAAAATGGAAAAGAAAATACACGACCAGTTAGAAGAGTCGGGTACAAATAAACAATTACGTCACGCTGCATTTGAAATGGCATTGTTTGGTACAGGTATAATGAAAGGTCCATTTGCTGTAGATAAAGAGTATCCTAACTGGAATGAAGAAGGTGAGTATGACCCATTAGTTAAAACTGTGCCTTCAACGAGTCATGTATCTATTTGGAATTTTTATCCTGACCCTGACGCAGATAACATGGATGAAGTTGAATATGTAGTAGAGCGACATAAAATGTCTAGGTCACAGTTAAGAGCTTTAAAGAATAGACCTTACTTTAGAGATGAAGCTATAGATACAGCTATAGATATGGGAGAATCCTATACTCGTAAGTATTGGGAAGACCACATGGAAGATGAATCTGTTAACACTAAAACAGAAAGATACGAGGTGTTAGAATTTTGGGGTCATGTAGATTCAACTATATTAGAAGAAAATGGATTAGATATACCTAAAAAATTTGCTGACTTAGACCAAATAAATGTTAATATATGGGTATGTCAAGGTCAAGTATTGCGTTTAGTTCTTAATCCTTTTACACCAGTGCGTATACCTTATTATGCTGTACCTTATGAACTTAATCCATATAGTTTTTTTGGTGTAGGTATAGCTGAGAATATGGATGATACACAAACTCTAATGAATGGTTTTATGAGAATGGCTATTGATAATGCTGCGTTATCAGGTAATCTCATAATTGAAGTAGACGAAACTAATTTAGTTCCCGGTCAAGATATGAGTGTATATCCCGGAAAAATCTTTAGAAGACAAGGGGGTGCTCCCGGTCAAGCACTGTTTGGCACTAAGTTTCCGAATGTAGCAGGAGAGAATATGCAACTTTTTGACAAAGCTAGAGTGTTAGCCGATGAAAGCACAGGTTTTCCTTCTTTTGCTCACGGTCAAACTGGTGTACAAGGTGTAGGTAGAACAGCTAGTGGCATATCTATGCTGATGTCGGCAGCGAATGGTTCTATTAGAAACGTAGTTAAAAACGTAGATGATTATCTGTTAGCTCCACTAGGTAGAGCCTTCTATAGCTTTAATATGCAGTTTGACTTTGACCCATCTATTAGAGGTGACTTAGAGATAAAAGCTCAAGGCACTGAAAGTTTGATGGCTAATGAAGTTAGAAGTCAACGATTGATGCAGTTCTTAGGTGTAGTTTCAAATCCTGTATTAGCTCCTTTCGCTAAGATGGACTATATAGTTAGAGAGATAGCTAAGTCTATGGATTTAGACCCTGACAAACTAACTAACTCGTTAGCTGATGCTGCTGTACAAGCAGAGCTACTACGAGAAATGAATCCTCAACAACAACCCTCACCACAGCAACAACAACAAGAAGAAGGACAAATGGGTGCAGGAGTTAACCCTAATGACCCAACTGGAGCAGGTGGTGGCAACATAGGCACAGGTCAAGTACCGCTACCTAATGAACAAGGATTTTCAGGCAATGAACAAGGACTTAACGAACCCCCTCAAGCAACTGGTGAGCAACCACCAACTATGGCAGGACTTCAGTAAATACATAGATTTTTTAATTAGTGAACAACATAGAGTTATAGAACAAGCATCAGACGATAGAGTAATGTGGAAAACGCAAGGAGCTATTACATCTTTGTGTAGATTAAAAAAATTAAAGGATGAAATAAATGGCAGAAGCGATTAACGAACAAATGAAAATGGCGTTTATGGATGACGGTATGGAGCGTGACCCTGTAAGTGGTAATGATATACCTACTGGTTCGTTAGCTGAAGAAGTTAGAGATGATGTACCTGCTATGTTAAGTGAAGGAGAGTATGTAGTTCCTGCTGATGTATTAAGATTTTATGGTATAAAGTTTTTTGAAGACCTACGTATAAAAGCTAAAGATGGATTAGCTAGAATGGAGTCTATGGGTAGAATAGGTGGAGAGCCAATAGAAGAAGAAGGAGAACCTAGTAATGTACTTCCCTTTCCTGTAGAAGAATTAGAGACAGAAGAAGAAGAGATAGAAATGGCTGTAGGTGGATATGTAGGATACGATGAAGGGGGAGCAGAACTTTCATCTGGTGGAATTCCTGATTGGGTATTTCGTCCTGCTCCCGGTACAATGGTATCACAAGTAATTACTCCTGTAACAAATCCTATTACAGGAGAAGTTTTTAATGCTCCTAATTCAGGATACAGAGCTATGACTAAAGAAGAGATGAAAAAATATCTTGGAATAGAAGAAGAAGAAGAAAAGGAAGAAGATAAAAAAGAAGGACAAGAGGAAGAAAAAGAAAAAAAAGGAGACCCTAGAATAACAGACGGTTTTCAACAAGTAGAATACTGGAATGGACAAGATGAAAGTACAATCTTTACTGTTACATTTATAAATGGTGAACCCTACTCTCACTCTAAAAATGAAATAGCTAAATATGTACCCTATATTCCTCAAGAAGAAGAAGAGGGAGAAGATGAAGAAAAAGGTAAAACTTCAACAAAAAAGAAAAAAGATAAAGATGCATTTTATGGTAATTTAAAAACTCAAGCAGAACGAGATGCATTTGATGCAGCTAGAATAGATAAAATAGATAAAGAAGTTGAAGCTTTACAAGCTGCAGGAGACCCTAGATTTCAAGGTTTAACAGGTAAAGAAGCTAGAGATGTTTTTTATGGTTTAGACCCTTCAGAACGTGCAGGTATGGCATTTAAAGATATAAAAAATAGATTAAGTGGAGCTTATAGAACTGACCCTAATAGAACAATAAGAGAAGTTAGAGGAGAACAAGGACTTTTAGAGTACGCAAAACAACTTCAAGGTTTTGGAGCAGATGATTTTATAACTAAAACACCTTTTATTGGTAATATTGCATCAGGAGTATTGGCACTTCAACATAAAGAATATATAGAAGATGCTAAATCTAGATTAGAGTCTGATGCAGGAAATCTAACAGATGAAGAAAAAACTATTTTAGAACAGCTTGTAGCAGGTGAAGGAGGCTATACTCCCGGTAGAAGTTTTCTTCATAAAGCTATAGATACTGCAGGAGGTCTATTTGATAAAAAAGATGGCGGTAGTGGAAAAGGTGGAGGAGGCGATAAAAATGGAGGCGGTGGTTCTAATAAAAACGGAGGAAGTTCAAGCATACTAAATAAAAAATCTGTTGGTGCTGAAATGACGAAAGAAGCAGAAGGACGTTCAGCAAATAAAAATATTGCAGCAGGAGATTATAGTTTTTTAAAAAAAGGTGGACTAATGCGTAAAGGCAAAAAATAGTGCATACTATAAAAGATAATAATAAAAATAATAATTGGCTACTCAACATCACATTGACCCCAAATATAAAGGAGCATATATATGCCAGAATTAGAACAAGTAGAAAAAACAAAAGTTGCAGGATTTGTAGATAGGCGTGGAAGCAAAGGCAACAAAGCTAGGATTGAAAAAGACGAACAGGAGCTTAAAGAACTCCTTGCTGAGAGAGAAGGAAAAGGGATTCAAACAGAGGAAACTCAAGAATCTCAAACAGCTTCAACTGCAGAAACAAAAGAAAAAGATGGAGTATCAACAGAGGCTATTGGAAAAGAAGAAGAGTCTTTTAAAAAGAGATATGGCGATGTTAGAAGACACCTTGCGACTAAGGAGAAGGATTATAACGCTAGGATACTAGAGTTAGAAACTCAACTCTCTAAAGCTACTAAAAATGAATTAGTCTTACCTAAGTCAGAAGAAGAAATATCAGAATGGACTAAAAAATATCCTGATGTAGCAGCAATCGTTGAAACTATAGCAGACAGAAAAGCTAGAGATAGGTCATTAGACTTAGATAAAAGATTAAAAGAAATAGAAACTTTACGTGAATCCGCTACAAAAGAGAAAGCAGAAGCTGAATTAATGGCTTTACATCCTGATTTTGCTACTATAAGAGAAGATGATGTATTTCACGAATGGGCAGATGAACAACCTAAGTGGGTACAAGATGCTCTATATGAAAATAGCGATGACGCTAAATCTGTATCTAGAGTATTAGATTTATATAAACAAGATAAAGGAATCTCTAAAGATAAAGCTAAATCTTCTAGTAACTTAGAAGCAGCCAAGTCAATTAAGAGTACAAAGAATGTGCCTCAAGATGATGAATCAAAATCATATCTTAGAGAGTCGCAAGTAAATAAGATGTCTACAAAAGAATACGAAAAACATTCAGATTCTATAATGGAAGCTATTCGCAGTGGAAAATTTATTTACGATTTAAGTGGTGCTGCTCGTTAAAAAAGTATTGACAAGCAGAAAGTTACAAGTATAACTAGATACATATACGCTATAAATAGGCGTATGTGTTTAATAAGTAAAACATAATACCTAAAAAGACTACCTAATATCTTTAAGCCCAATTAAATGACGTAGGCATACTGACTTTATTTGCACCTTAACAGAATTAGCCTCTTATCGGTGAAAGTTTACATCTACTAACTAGAAAACCTATAAGGAGGATTTATTATGGCTTTTCAAACTACGTCAGGTTATGGCAATTTACCTAATGGTAATTTTTCGCCAATAATCTACTCCAAACAGGTACAACTTGCATTCCGTAAGTCGACTGTGGTTGGAGATATAACTAACTCTGATTATTTCGGGGAGATTTCTGGACAGGGTGATACTGTCAGGATTATCAAAGAACCTGAAATTTCAGTTAAAGAGTACGCTAGAGGTACTCAAGTAACTGCTCAAGACCTTGATGATGAGGATTTTCAACTTGTTGTTGATAAGGCTAACTACTATGCCTTTAAAATGGACGATATTGAGGAAGCTCACAGTCATGTAAACTTTATGGAACTTGCTACAAGCAGAGCTGCATATCGTTTAGCTGACCAATACGACCAAGAAGTTCTAGGTTATTTGGCAGGTTACAAGCAGTCTGCATTAAACGCTGTAGCAGGTACTGTTAATGACCAAGTTAACGGTAGTAAAGCAGTGTCAACAGCAGGTTCAGATGAACTTCTAACTTCTATGAAGCTTCGTAAAGATTCATTTGGAAGTATCACAACATCCTCTGCAGGAGACCATTCTATTCCTGTAGTTAATCTAACAGGTGGAGCTACCTCTGTAGGTACTGCAGCTGTTACACCTATGGTTGTTGTTAATCGTATGGCTAGGTTGTTAAATCAACAGCAAGTAGATACACAAGACAGGTGGCTAGTAGTAGACCCTGTGTTTATGGAGCTACTTGGTGATGAAAACTCCAAGCTAATGAACGCTGATTTTGGTGGAGCAGGAAAGTTGCAAAACGGTCTTGTTCTTAATAACCTTGCAGGATTCAGACTTTATGTTTCAAGCAATCTACCATCAGTAGGAACTGGTCCGGGTACTTCAGGTACTGCAAACCAGAACTCTAACTATGGAGCGATTGTTGCAGGACATGGCTCTGCTGTTGCAACGGCTGAACAACTCAGCAAAACTGAGACATACCGTGACCCTGACTCATTTGCAGACATTGTTCGCGGCATGCATTTGTATGGTAGGAAGATACTTCGTCCAGAAGCTGTCGTAACTGCTAAATATAACGCAGGTTAAGGGAGGATATAAACATGGCTACTTTTGATTTAACGGCTAAATCCACCACTGGCGTTGGTGCTAACTCTATTGCAACCTTACCTGCACATGCAGGTACGCATATGGTTAGAACAATTCAAGAGTATTTGGATATTGACGCTCTTATAGCAGCAGGTAATACTATTGCTAATGGAGATGTTTTTCAGATGCTTGAGATTCCTGCAGGAACACTAGTTCTTAATGCAGGTGCTGAAGTTATGGCTGCTTTTACTGGAAGCTGTACTTTAGACATGGACTTTGGCGGTGGTGATGACATCATTGATGGTGCTGACATTACTTCAGCAGGTTACTGTGCTGCAGGTTCTAACGGTCAAACCAACACAGTTGTAGGTAGTGCTGCTTCAACGTATACTCAATTTATCGGAACTGCCGATACTATTGATTGTACTATTGCAGGTGCTGCCGCAGCCACAGGAAGATTACGAGTCTATGCTACAGTCATAGATTGTAACGACCACGGTGCTGTAGACAAAGCTACAGAAGTTGATAGAGACTTACTAGCTTAAACTAAAAGCATGAGAGGGCAGGGAAACTTGCCCTCTTATTACAACTAAAGGATGGCAGATGGCTACTACATATATAACTTTATGTAACGATTTATTAAAACGAATAAATGAAGTAACATTTACTGCTTCAGGAGATGGTTTTAGTACAGCTAAAAATATTCAAGCTATAGCTAAAGATGCTATTAATAATTCAATAAGAGAAATTTTACAAGATGGACATCAGTTTCCATTTTTAAAAACTACAACTACGCAAACTTTAACAGCAGGTACAGGAACTTATGATTTACCTGCAGATACAGCTAGTGTAGATTGGGATACATTTTATATTAAGGCTTTAAGTGGTTCTAATAATACTGCTATGCCTTTACCTACAATTTCATTTGATGCGTATATTCAAAATTACAGAAGTATTGAAGACGCTGCAGGAACAGGTGGACGCACTGCTCCTACATTAATTTACCAAACAGCAGAAGAAAAATTTGGAGTTACTCCAATACCTGATGCTGCATATATAATAGAATATGTATATTATAAATTTCCAGATGACTTATCTGCATTTAACGATACTATGATTATACCCGATAGATTTAAATATATTATAGTAGATGGAGCGATGGTGTATATGATGCGATTTAGGTCTAATGAACAAAGTGCAAGTATACATCAACAAAAATTTAAAGAGGGTATAAAAGTTATGAGAAGGCTTCTTTTAGATGACCCTTTAGTTATGAGGTCAACTATGATACGTAGACCTAGAACATCTAGTAACGTATTGAGTTTGAGTACATCGTAAAATGGCAGATGCAGTATCCACATTTAAATCAGTCTGCAGAGGTGGATTAAATACTGGTTCAGATGTTTTATCTTTAGGAGAAGAAGCATCTGGTGCAGCTACACAATTAATTAATTACGAGCCTAACTTAGAAGGTGGATATAGAAAAATAAATGGCTACTCACATAGTTTTGGTACAATAACAGGAACAGGTTCAGTATTAGGAGTAGCAGTAGCTAACGGAATAAATCAAGGTATATTTGCTTGTAGAACACCATCATCAGGTAACAACTATTTACATCATTGGAATTTTTATTACAGCTTTAATGTTGCGTCAGATTCTAATTTAACAGTAGGACAAACTTTAACTGAAAGAACAAGTGCAGGAGATGCAAGCACAGCTACAACTATAACAGGAACATTAATATCTAAAAGTTCTAATACTATTGTAGTAAATTTTGGTAGATTACCATCTGCAGTATTTACAAATGGCAGTGCTATATCAGACGATAGTTTTTCTACGAGTACAACAATAAGTACAGCACCTGCAGTTATAGGTTGGACAGCCGTAAGTACAAGCGGTTCACCCACAATGGTAAACGTAAGTAAAGTAAGATTTACAGAACTTAATTTTGGTACACCTAAATTAGTTTTAACAGATGGGATTAATCCTGCAGCTACATACGATGGAAGCAGTTATGCACAATTAACAGGTGCAACATATCTTTCAGGCGGTTCTAGTGTTGTATATAAACCTAAATTTGCAGAAG